TCTCATAGAGGACTATCTCTCCAAGGGTCGCACATACCTTGACCCTGTTCTGGATGACCTCCACTGTCTGGAACGCCCCTGATTCAAGGACCTCCATATTCTCTTCAGAGAATTTCATTATCCTCTCTACTGATGAATATATGAAATTCTCTGAAGAGAATATGGAGGTCCTTGAATCAGGGGCGTTCCAGACAGTGGAGGTCATCCAGAACAGGGTCAAGGTATGTGCGACCCTTGGAGAGATAGTCCTCTATGAGACAATATTGAATACGGATGAATATCCGATAGTCCCGCTACCTAACGTATGGACAGGTACACCTTACCCCAAGAGTGACATATCACGTGCTAGACCAATGCAACGACTCTTAAATAAGCTATGGTCATTAGCTCTTTCACATGCTCAAGCCTCAGCGGGACTAAAATTACTGGTGCCGATAGGCAGTGTCGATGACATAGGACAATTAGAACAGGATTGGGCGAACCCCAATGCTGTCATTGAGGTGGATTCCTCACAGGGAGAGCCTCACTATCCTGCGCCACAGCCGCTTGCTGGAGAATTCTATAAGCTGATACAGCAATCAGAATTCTATATCGATTTCATATTCGGGCTTCCGGAGATGATGCATGGTTTCGCAGAGAAGGCACCTGAGACAGTTAAGGGCACTGAGAGGATGATAGCCCTTGGAAGTGAGAGGCCTAAATCAAAGCTGAGGGATATCGAATTCTCGATAAATCGGCTTGGAAAGGTCATATATAATCTTTCTAAGGGGCATTATACATTTCAAAAGATATTCAGGCTTGCCCAGCCTAATAATGACATCACGGAAGTGATGGCAAATGTTTACACGGATGTCAGCGGCGCTGTCTTGGATATGAAGAAGGATATGCATTTCCTTGACCAGCATGACATTCGTATCGAACCGGGCTCTACCATGCCTTCCAATAAGTGGGCAGAGCTCAATGTATACCTCGAAGCGTTCCAGATGGGCATCGTTGATAAGTACGAGGTATTGAAGAAGAACCCGGAGATATTCGATAAAGCAGGCATCATGAAAAGGACAGATGAGAAACAGCAGATGATGCAACAGATTCAGGCTCTTGAAGAGCAATTGAAGACTTTGCAGGGCGACCTGCAAACAGCCCAAAGGGAATCCGTTAGTGACCGTAAGCGAGTGGAAGTGGAGAAATTCAAGTCCAGACTCTCTGATGTCTCTTCGGATGCCAAAGCTGATCGTAGAGTTCAGCGTAACAAACTCGAGAACGAGGTGAAGCTCGAAGTGGAGAAATTGGCCCACAACCTTGAAAAAGGTGCAGGTAGGACCGGTTCAACTCCAAAAGCATAGAGACATCTTAATATGGAGGAATAATGAGCACATTAGAACAGGCCGAGGCCAATGTCACAACTCAACCCGCAACAAGTGAAACAGCATTCGTGGAGGATATCGTATCTGAGGGATCCCAAGCTCCGGTAGAGACCGAAGAGCAGGGGTTTGTCGAGACCGCACCAGAAGAGACTATTTCAGTAGATCATGAGTCAGAGGCTCGTAAGTTCCAGTCAATGTACGACCGCGCACAAGCGGACAATGCAAGGCTGAAGCGTATGGAACCGCTGGCAGAACTACTGGAACAGAGACCAGATCTGGTACAGTCATTAAAGGACGGTATTGCTAATCCGCAGGGTGCTCCAGAACCACAGCCCGGAATGAGTGAGGACGACTTCAACCCTTGGGAGGCCTTCACAAAACCCGGTTCAACATCCAATCAGTACGTTTCTGGTCAAATGCAGAATATGGCTGGGGATATGATCCGGAATGCGTTGGCTGAACAACAGCGCCAGATGCAGACCGATATGTACCTGAATAATACCGTGAATACTTTAAGGGACACCTATAAGATGTCGGATAACGATATCAAGGGGTTCATGGAGTTCACGACACAACCTAAAGAAGAGGTTGGTTTGGGTAATCTCGTAAAGCTATGGCGGGATGTCAATGGCACATCTGTTGCCAATAATGACACAATTGAAGCGGTAAGTGCCGCGAAGCAAGCTCCCCGTAGCGCTGGTGTCCTTCAGGGACAAGCGCCTCAAAGTCCAAAGACAGACCAAGATAAGGTTTGGGATACGATAATGAGCACGGGTAGCGGTACGGCACTTCCTTAATTAACAAACCTAAACACATGAGGTTAACAAATGGCACTTTCATATAATGCTGGAACTTTAAAGTCCAGTGATATTACTGCCTCAACAACCTCTGCTGGCGTAGGTCAGGCCCCTGATCGTAGACGATTATTTAATTTTGGAGACCGGGTAGCGGAACTCGCTCCGGAGGAATCTCCATTCTTCGTCTATTTGAGTAAGGTAGCTAAAGCACCTACTGATGACCCTGTATTCCGGTATTTAGAAAATCGGAATAAGGTCAACTGGACAGATCGCTCTTTCTTATTGGCGGCGGCTGTGAATGGGGGATCTGCTGTATCAGCAGGAACATCCTATGCATTCTCCGTTGATACGAGTGGCGGCGCTTCCGTTGACTGGTTGGTCAAAGGTATGGTATTCGTTGTTAATACAGTTGACAGTGCGGCTGGTATCGGGCACACGATCGCTCGTGTCGATTCCTCTGTTACTGATGCTGGCTCCACAACATCCTTTACCGGAAAGATCATTGATGTTTCTAACTCTAATGTTAGTGGATATAATGTTCTTGCCAATAATGACAGTTGCCAAGTAATTGGTACTTCATTCGAGGAAGGTTCAGGAGCTCCAGATGTATGGTCAAGCGAGCTGGAAGATAATTATGGGTACACCCAGATCTTCAAAACAGCGGCTGAGATGACGAATACAGCAATTGCTACACGCTATCGAGGATACGCGGACGAATGGTCCCGTATCTGGGCTGACAAATTACGCGAGCACAAGGTTGATATTGAGCGAGCTATGTTATTCGGGCAGAAGGCCCGCGTAAGTAGCATTCAGTATACTGAAGGCCTTGTAGGTCATATTGTGAAGAACGTGAATCCGTCCGCATCGGATGCGGCACTCTCATATTCTTCAGGCAGTTCCTATTACAGGACCGCCGCACAGGCAGAAATGACATATGACCGACTGCTTTCAGACCTTGAAGTGATCTTTGATCCAGCGCGGGGCGGAAGCTCTGATAAGCTGGTACTCTGTAGCCTTCCTGTTATCTCCTTCTTTAACAAGTTGGGAGATGGTTCATTCTTATATGAATCACTACAGTCAGGCACTACCAATGTGACTCCATTTCGGTGGAATTACTCAGAGAGACAGGGTGCTTTTGGTCATTCCATTATGGTAATTGATACCATACATGGTCGCATGAATCTGGTGAAGGAACCGCTATTTCGCGGTATCGCATCAGGTTTCATGTTAATGGCTGATATGAGTCAGGTCGCTTACAGGCCGCTTGTCGGAAATGGCGTTAATCGCGACACCCATGTGATCTCTAATGTTCAATCAGATGATGAGGATCTGAGAAAGGATATGATCTTGACCGAGGCCGGTCTTGAAGTGACCCTTTCTGAGTCCCATGCTCTGTATAACATTGAATCACTATAAGGAGGAATGATGCGAGGCGACTATTTAGAATCAAGTAGCGGTAAGTACTTCACAGAATACAGGGCAACATCTAAGATAGATAATTCAGCGGCGGTCACAAGGACATTACTTGCGGCTGAATCTGGAATGCTATTCATAGTGGATATGTCAACTGTTGATAATGATGTAACATTAACACTACCAGCAGTATCTACTTCCGCCGGTGTATATTATGATTTTTGTTTCATGGTCGATTCTGACGATGATGCTGATTTCATTATAAAAACCGATGCGGCTGGTACTGATATCTATGGTGGTATTATTACATTAGCGGCAAATAGTACAATAGATGCTTTTGCCGGCATTTCAACTATCACAGTTGATGGTTCTGTTGCACAATCAACAGAGGGCTTAAAAATGTCTTTTGTTTGTGATGGTACTAATTGGCACTTGAGTGGTCATATAATGACAGCAGTTGGTACAGTTCACCTAGTTGGTGCGGCTGGAGTTTAATAATCCGAATAAATAAGGATTAGCAGTTTTAAGGTACTGTGGGGGCCGTCAATAAAAGACCGCCCCCTAAACCTTTGAAGATATGAAGAATAAATGTATGCACTGCGATCATCCTAACGAGGGTGGCTGGTTCTACTGCCGAAAGTGCGGTAAGCGGGC